CCACGCGCCAATATAACTTGTTATGTCATAAAGGCATTCAGATTGTATCCAGGCTCGCGCGACGCCCCCTTTCGGGGGGCTGTGGAACTCTAGCCCGCTGGAGGCTCTTCTTGGGCCGTTAAACCCTTTTGGTTTATCAACCCTTGAAACCCCTTACGGAGCTCTTTTCCTTTTCTATCTGCTGTACTAGAGCCCAATAATTATTGGCTCTGTTGGTAGAAGATAAAGGTAAAACAACCGAATCAGATCTAAAAGGATCCATTAACGGTAAACTCATTGCTTCAGTACGAGCTTTGATTTTGTACTTGATGTTATACATCATTTCCATCATCCAGTTCTCTCTGTAGTAATTGGTAAATACCATATATGGGTCATCAAAGATGATTCGCCTAACCGGTTTATCCCTAAGGAGATCGTCTGTCCTGGCTACCCAGCTAGACAGCATCGCCTTCAGGAATGGGCTTTGAGTTAAATCAAAGCTTATTCCTGCTAATGATTGGATTGTCCTAAGGTTATACACAGTTTTACCTGCGTATTTCACATTGGACTCCCATCGTTGGACGGCTATCTTAAAGAAAGCCTCATCCATCGAGGATAGTAAACTATCCATCATAACTGCGGAAAGCGAGTTAGTCAGCTTAATCGAAGCTGTTAACCCATCCACAGTAGGGATAAATCCGAAAGGGCCTTTCACCAATCATAACATCTTCTGAACCTGAGTTCTACGAACTGTAGGAACAGAAGTGTACATGTTGGTTACGGCCTCTTCGGATAGGGCAAAATTCTTGTTTACCAAGTCTAAAAGAATTGAAGGTATTCCCTTCAAGGTCTTAAGACCGACAAGCAAGTTCTTTGCTCCCACTGGTGACAATTCACCATCTAGTCTTATAAGTCTTTTAGCGAATTCGAAAGAATTCTTAGACTTTAAAGATTTTGACAAGTTTATGTCGACCCCTAAGATGCGTGTCATGATTTCATGGTACACGTTAGCAACCGACTCATTCGCGATCACTATATCGTCGCCCAATAGGGCGTAATGAGTGAAATCCGTCAATCCAAGACGGAGTGCACTCACACGAACAATGACGTGATGAGTTAGTGCCAACATGGCCCAAGAACTCAAGGCACCCATAGGCTGTCCAACTGAATATCGTAGGGGATTACCCTTATGATATCAGTCCCTGTCAACCAGAATCTTCCTCCACTCGTCGGCAAATTCATTACCGAACATAGTGGAAAGAACATCTGTTTGCAGTTGGATAGGCAACCTATCGGTAGCCGCACTTAGGTCGAAAGAATAGAATGTAGGGTTAACGATCTCTTTAGTTGCATTAGTGAGATAAATTAATCTCTTTAATGGACCACTTTGATCGAAAGTACCGTCAGACGGAAGTTTCTTCAATAAATCGAAGACATAATCCGAAAGCGGTGCCATCACTGATTGCGTAATTGCATCAGTGATACCAAACACTCTAATCTTTCCGGCGGCCTCTTCCTTTTCAGAAAGTTTT